AACGCGATCGTGTACTATCAGGTACACATAAAAAAATTATTGCGGCTATTCGTGCTAAACTAGATGAGGTTCCGGAATGATCACTTTCAAAGATTACTTACTAGAACAAGACCCTTGCTGGGATGGTTACAAACAACTAGGAACAAAAAAGAAAAAAGGTAAAACAGTACCTAACTGCATTCCAGAAGAGATGCAAGTTGGCGACGGGTTTATCTTTGAGGACGGTTCATTAGGCGAGATTGTTCAGATTGAAGAAGCTGAATATCAAGGTAAAGAAGTCCCCCTAAACAAACCTATGGCAGGCGATGTAAAGAAGTCTAAGGTCTATGTAAAGAACGAAAAGGGTAATGTGGTCAAAGTTAACTTTGGCGACAAGAACATGACCATCAAGAAACATATACCTGCTCGTCGTAAGTCATTCCGAGCTAGGCATAATTGTGATGATCCAGGCCCAAAGACAAAGGCAAGATACTGGTCTTGTAAGGCTTGGTAATTTAGAAATTTGAAATATACTAAATACATAAGAACTTACTATACATTCAATGGGAAACATGAAAACAATAAAAAGTATTTTAGAAGCTAGAAAAGATACAGTCGTTATGACGTTTGGGAGAATGAATCCTCCCACGGCAGGGCATGAACTACTAGTTAATGCTGTTCTTACAGTAGCAAAAAAGAACAACGCAGACCACGTTATCTATCTTTCCAAGTCCCAAGATCCCAAGAAAAATCCACTATCTGTAGAGCAGAAGGTTGCATACGCACGGCATTCCTTTCGTGGCGCTAACATAGTTGGCGCATCAGACTCTATAAGAACATTTTTAGAAGCTGCAAAAGCTCTTTCTAATACACACAAAAATCTTATTATGGTAGCGGGTTCAGATCGTGTATCTGAATTCAAGACTCTGTTGGAACGATATAACGGTAAAGACTATAAGTTTAGCAAAATACTTGTAGTTTCAGCAGGAGAACGTGACCCAGATAACGATTCTATTAGTGGAATGTCCGCCACAAAGATGCGGCAAGCAGCTCAAGATAATGATTTTGATAAATTTAAAAAAGGCACTCCTAGTCATATGACTGTTATGATGGCACGTCGTATGTTTGATGATGTTCGCGCAGGAATGAACATCACAGAAGAGGTTAACACAGTAAGAGATTCTTACTTAAAAGAAGAAATTTTTAACATTGGTGATATTGTTACATATCAAGAAAAAGAGTTTGCTATTCTATACCGTGGTCCTAACTACGTTGTTCTAGAGAATAAGCAAAAAGTATGGTTAACAGACATTACTCCAACTAATAAAGTAAACGAGACTATCATGATTAGACAACAAGATAAGATTAGAGCAGCAAGAATTATTGCTATGGCGTTAGGATATGAAGAAGCAGAAGATAAAACTAATCCTACTCTAATTGTTAATACTGCTCTTAGACTAATCAGAAACAAATCTTTGAATCAAGAAGCAAAAAACATTTTAGTAAGAATGCTAGAGCTTGCTACAAAGATGGAAATAACCTACGATCAGAAACTAGTAGATTCCTTAAATCTTCAATCCAGATACGTTCAAATAGCAAATAAGGTAGTTGAGTCGGATGAAGAGACAGAAGAACTTAGCGACGAAGAAATTGATGACATGATAAACTCCTTATCTGATGATGAGATGATTGAACATGGATATGAAGATGAAGAGTTTGTTGTTATAGATGAAGAGACAGGAGAAGTTCTGGAGTCAGAAGAAACAACCGCGCTAAACGAAGTTCTTTCTCGAATGGAAAGAATGCGTGCAAAAGTTCGTATGGCAAGAACAAAGGCAAAAAGAGAGCGTGCAGCTAAGATAGCTTTACATCGTGCTTCTCCTACTCCTGTTATTGCCAAGAGAGCAAGAAGACTAGCAGTTAAAGCATTAGAGAAACGTATCGCTAGAAAACCATTGAACAAACTATCAATTGAAGAAAAAGAAAGACTTGAAAAAAGAATTTCTAAAATGGGCAATGCTATTACTAGAATCGCAGCCAGAATGCTCCCTAGAGTTAGAAAGCTAGAAAAAACAAGATTGGGTAGATAAGGATTGTAATGGCACAATACAGAACAGATACAAACCAGTACCTCAACAATGGGACTACCATTTATGAGGTAATGATGTTAGACAATCAACTTACACCCACGGGTAGTTTAGTTGATTCTTTTGGTCGAATGAGAGTTTCAGAACCATATACTATTTTCGACAGCACGTTTAGATATAGCGACGATACAAGAAACTGGGATACATCGTTGACTGGTTCTGGTACAACAACTCATGAATCTAATTCTTCTTCTGTGTTGATGTCTACAACATCATCATCTGGGGATAAAGTAATAAGACAAACAAAGAGATACTTCTTATATCAGCCAGGTAAAAGTTTGCTAACCATGAACACTTTTACTATGGAGCCTAAAGAAAATGTCAGACAAAGAGTTGGAAACTTTGACAGTAACAATGGTATTTTTCTTGAACACGACGGCACCAAGGCCTATATTGTAAAAAGATCTTATTCAACTGGTACTCTTGTTGAAACAAAAATTGCACAAGAAAATTGGTCTGAAGACATATTTAACGGCACAGGTTCTAGTAAAGTAGATCTAGATTTTTCTAAATCTCAAATTTTATGGATTAATGTTGAGTGGCTTGGTGTTGGTTCGGTAAAAGTGGGGTTTGTTATTAACGGTCAATTGTATACAGCTCACGTTTTTCATCACGCTAATTTAACCACTTCTACTTACATGGGTACAGCTACATTACCAGTAAGATATGAGATAGAAAACACGGGGACTGTTGCAAGTGCTACATCGCTAAGACATATTTGCAATACAGTAATATCAGAAGGCGGACATACACCAAGAGTATCAACTCGTTCTGCATCAACACCTCTTTCTGGGGTTAATGTTTCTAACGTAGCATTTACACCAGTTATTGCGATTAGATTAAAGACTGGTCGCTCTGGTGGCGTAGTGGTTCCAGCAGCAGCAGACTTGTTTGGTCTACAAAATACTCCTTTCATATACAAAGTTTTAAATGATGTCACTATTACAGGTGGTTCATGGGTATCAAGTTCTGCTGAAAGTCATGTCGAATATAATATTACGATGACAGGGTTTACTGGTACTGGCAGAGAGTATATGCAAGGCGTCTTTACAGGCGGTACTGGTGCGACGCCGTTAAGAGTTTTATTCAAAGATTTCAATAGCAGCTATCAATTAAGAACAAAGATTGATGGAACAAGTGAAGTTTTTTTAATAGCAGTGCAAGCAACATCAAACAACGATGGTGCTATTGCATCTGTACTCTGGGAAGAATACAACTAAGAGGTAAAAATGGACATTATAGAAAAATACGCACAACTACTATCAAATGCAACTGATTTTAGTAAATTTGTTTCTGAAAAGGAACTTACACCAGCTGAGATGAAGAAGCGCGAAGAAGTCGCCAAAGCGATTGAACGTGATAATCCAGATATGCCAATGGGTAAAAAGATGGCTATCGCAACAGCTACTGCAAAAAAGGTTGCTGAAGAAGTCGAGCTAGACGAAGCAAGTAATGAGAAGCCACCTTTTGATCCTCCTTACAAAGAGAAGCAACCAGAGAATGTAAAAGACAAATCTGGTGCAACACATACACCCATGTCACGGGCTAGAGACTTAGCTCGTCGTGTTATTCAAAAGAATCAAAAAACTAAATAATATATCACTAACAAGGATGTATAAATGAAACCCTATAAACAACTTATTCAAGACCTTTTAGAGGCTTGGCCTGGTACACCAGAGTACAAAAAGCGCTTTGGTGATAATGACACTACTGGGGCGGGGTCTCGCCATAACATTTCATCAAGTGGTGGTGTAACTCGTGCTACTCGCCGTTACAACCAAGACACTGGTGAATCTGAGGAAGCAACTAAGAGCCGCGAAGATGCTAAAGAAGCACCAGCAAAGCGTGGTCGTGGTCGTCCTCCTGGCAAATACGGCACTTACAAAAAGAAAGTTAAAGAATCTCTGGACATTATCGAGTCTCTTGAGACAGAAGAAGAAATTGATCAGTTTATCGATTCACTAGACGAAGAGTCATATCTAGCACTAGAAGACTTCCTAGTTGAAGAAGAGGATACTGAAAAATGTCCTGAATGTGGTAAAGTCCACGAAGGTGAATGCGAGGATGACGAGGACGAAGAATCTGTAGACGAGGCAACTCTATCAGCAAAAGCAGGACGTGCTGGTAAGGACCTAGGTAAGCCTGGCAAGAACTTTGATAAAATTGCTAAAAAAGCAGGTGAGCGTTACGGATCAGAAGAAGCAGGTAAACGTGTAGCTGGTGCTATTCTTAAAAAGATGCGTGAAGAAACAGAAGAAGTAGACGAGGCAATGTCCCATCAAGCTAAGACTACAATGAAGCACATCAAGAACCCAACGGCTGGCGAGAAGCAAGCAGCGAAAGATATCAAACCAGGTAAAAGTGGTTACGCTGATCGTATCGCAATGCTAAAGAGCGCACAAGCTCGTGGCGCTCTAAAAACCGAAAAATAAAAAGGAGAAGTATAATGGCATTATGGGGAAAAACAGACGCAGTAGGATCTCGTCCAAAATGGATCAACCTACTCGATCTATCAGTTTATCCTGAAGGCACTCAAGTAATTTTTGTCGATGAGACAGAAGCACAAGCAGCTGCCAACAAGGCTCGTGGTATCAATACACCTGGATGGTATCTATATCGTTCATATCTAGACTCTGCTGGTGTAACACGCCACAAAGCAGAAATGCTAGTTGAACTATCAGTAGCTGCTGCCGATTCTGGCGATGCAACTGCTGACGACAGAACTATCCTAATTTCTGCACAACCAGCTGATGCTTCTGCTGATACAGGCACTGGCGCTACCTTTAGCGTTACTGCTGCAGCTACACCAACAGCATCACTATCCTATCAGTGGGAAGTTTCAACTGACGGTGGCAGCAACTGGGCAGATGCAACAGGTGGTGTTTACTCAGGCGATACAACCGCTACACTCACTATTAGTGATGTCACAGGTTTAGACGCTTATGAGTATCGCGTTGTAATTAGTGCAACTGGTGCTTCTGACGTTACGTCTAGCGCAGCTACTCTAACTGAAACAACTCCCTAATAGGTGAACTCGTTAGTGGTGCTTAGTGATGATAATTTTTTATTATATGCTATGCACCACTATCAAGTACCTAGTTGTCCTACGTTAGAGGAATTTGAAAACGATCTCAAGACCATTCTATACATTAAGAAGAACATTGGAAAAAATGTTGTTAATATTAGATTGGTCTTGAATCATCTTATTATACTTTACAACTGTTTTGGAGATGCAGCAACAAATATGCTCTTCTTCAAGATTGATAAGAGCAGTTGGAACAAACTAATAACCTTTCTGATCTATATAAATAGAATGCCAGAAGAGGTTGTTGAGCATGGCATTAAGACAACCGATTTCGTTCTAGACGAAAAAATAATTAAAGAGCTGAGAAAGATATGATCAATAATCTTATTGCATTTAGAATACTTGCAATGCTTGTTACGCCTTTCAACGAAACACAGGCGTACAAGTTAGGAATTATTGATGAGGAAGGCAAACTCTTAAAACCTCTTAACACTCTTAGGACATTAGAAGAAAAAGATGCATATGATATGTTGCATCGTTTAGTATTCAATCTTAAGAGGCTTCTTGGCAAAGTACCTGGCGGTAAGACTAGACTTGCTAGTTATACTGCTGCATATTTCTTAGTAAAAGAAAATCTAGACAACGAAGAAGTCAACGAAGTATCCTTGGAAGAGGACTTCAATGAACTACTATCTAAAGAGTATTTCCTAATCGAAGAGACTATAGATGTATTAGAGTTTTTACGGTTAGTTGAAGAAGGTGCTGTAGCTAATGTTACAGGGGCTGCTGTTTCAACAGACCAGCCAAAAATTGATCTAAAGAAAAAGAAGAAATTTAAAAAGAGTGTAATTATACCATGATAACCTTTGCACCTTTGTTATTGCGCGCATTGCCTTACATAGCAGCATTTGCCGTTGGTTCTTTTAGCGGATACAAAGTAGCCGAAAGTATCTGGACTAGTAAATACAATACACTGCAAAACAAACTAATTGCTATCGAAAAGAAGCAGCAAGAGTTGATCGTTCTAAACAAAGAACTTGAAAAGAAAGCATCTGAAAAGACGATTGAATACGTTACCGTATACGTTGATAAGATAAGAAAAATCAAAGTAAAAGGTGACACGATTATTAAAAAGGTACCCATATATGTTACAAAGATTGCTGATGATCAGTGCAATGTTACTGATGGTTGGGTGTACGTCCACGATGCCGCCGCCAGTGGTAGTACAGCCACAAGCCCAGTTTCCAAAGCCCCCGAAGATCCTAATGGAAAGACCTCCGGAGTTAGACTCTCTAAAGCAACAGAAACAATAATAGGAAACTATAATAAGTATCATGAAGTAGCAGAACAGCTACGTCAGTTGCAAGATTGGATAACTGCACAAGAGCAAATTTATAATTCAACGAAGAAGTAATATCATCCTGGCTACACAGACATTATAACAATAGTGTCAACCGTCGTCAAAGATCAAGTTGACATTAATTGTGTTGATGTGTTACTATAGAGTGTAACCTTTTATCATGGATTAATATGCTGCACGTTGACTTACCTTATGTGACTCGTTTGTCTCCGTATCTGGAGAACTTCAAACAAAAAAATCAATACCTTTGGAACTACAGTTGCAACATCTGTGGTGATGTATCTAAAGGCAGGAAGAAGGCTCGTGGTTATATCTACAGACCAGCGGGTTCGAATCATTTGAATGTAAAGTGCCATCATTGCAGCTATTCTGCTAGTTTTGGCTCTTATTTGAAAAAGTTCTTTCCTGAAGTCTATAAAGAGTATGTTTTTACTAGGTACGAAAATACTAGCAAGAGTCATGTACCACATAAGAACATCAAAGAGCAGTTCAATACTATCGTAGTTCCAATGCAACTTGAAGACTCTAATGTTGCTAAACTGAAACGATGTGATAGTATTAGTGACACACATCCTGTTGCAAGGTTTCTCGCAAAGAGAATGATTCCTAAAGATAAATGGAATCTTTTGTTCTATACTACTCAGTTCAAGAAATATGTGAACAGCATCATTCCTAACAAGTTTAAGGATACGAGTGAAGATCATCCCAGGTTAGTAATTCCTTATACTAACGAACATGGTAAGATGTTTGCTTTTGTAGCAAGAGCATTTGGACAAGAAGAACCTAGGTATTACACTATTAAGATTGACGACACAGAAAAAGTCTTTGGCTTAGACAGATTGGATCCTTCTAAGAAAGTATATGCAGTTGAAGGTGCTATTGATAGCTTATTCTTGCCTAACACAATTGCAGTTTCTGGCGCATCTTTTGATTGTGAAACTGTGAGGGCTTTGAAGTCTAACATTACTTTGGTCTTTGATAACGAGCCACGTAGCAAAGAGATAGTAAAGATCATTGATAAACATATCAAACTAGGATACAAAGTTGCGCTACTGCCACACAATATCAAGACCAAAGATATCAATGAACACATTCTATCAGGCATGACTCCAAAAGATGTGTTAGACTTAATAGACGCAAACACCTACCAAGGTACTGAAGCAATGTTAAAATTTACTATGTGGAAGCAAGTATGAATATTTTTTATCTGTCAAAAAACGAACGTGAGTGTGCTCAGTTTCATAACGATAAGCACGTTGTTAAGATGATTCTCGAATATGCACAACTTATGTCTACAGCGCATCGTGTACTGGACGGAAAAGAAGGAATTGAGATTAGCGAAAAGGGTCGTAGGATCAAGAGATGGTTTTTGAATGACTCCAAACTAAATACATCACTAATGAAAGCTACTCATATCAATCATCCATCCGCAGTTTGGACTAGAAAGACGAGTAACAATTATGAATGGTTGTATAGAATGTGGCGCTGCCTTTTGGAAGAGTATACATACAGGTACGGTAAGAATCATTCATGTGAACGATTAATAGGGGATCTAGCAATACTCCCCAAGAACATTGCTAATGGTAGTTTTGTACAGCCACCTCCCGCAATGCCTGATCATTGTAAAGTAAACGGCAATTCAATCGAAAGTTACAGAAATTATTACAAGTTAGAAAAGCGCAGTTTTTCTAACTGGAAAAAGCGATCAACACCTAATTGGTTCTAAGGAAGAATAATGAAACTAGATTACAGCAGAGACGAGCTATTTGATGAACTAGGACTAAAGCGTCTGCGTGATTCATACATGAGAGAAGACGAGCAGTCACCGCAAGAAAGATTCTCATATGTGTCAGACGCATTTGCTACTGACGCTGAACACGCACAACGATTGTATGAATATGCAAGCAAGCATTGGCTAAGCTATTCAACTCCTATTTTATCTTTTGGACGTAACAAAAGAGGAATGCCTATCTCTTGTTTTTTAAATTTCCTTGATGATACTGCTGAAGGTCTAGTAAACAATCTATCAGAAACTAATTGGCTATCAATGATGGGTGGCGGTGTTGGCGTTCATGTAGGCATTCGTGGTGCGGATGATAAGTCCGTTGGTGTAATGCCTCATCTAAAAGTTTATGATGCATCTTCTCTAGCATATAAACAAGGAACTACTCGTCGCGGCTCTTATGCTGCTTATCTTGATATCGATCATCCAGATATCATTCAGTTTTTAGAGATGCGTAAGCCAACAGGCGATCAAAATATGCGTACTCTTAATCTTAATCATGCTATCAACATTAGCGATAAGTTTATGCAACTGATTGAAAAATGTATGATTGATCCAGAAGCAGATGATAGCTGGGATCTAGTACAACCAAACACCAATAAAGTGATTGATACTGTATCAGCTAAAGAACTATGGATGCGTATTCTTGAGATGCGTATGCAAACAGGTGAGCCATATCTTTGGTTTATTGACACCGCAAATAATGCACTACCTGATTATCAAAAGGACATAGGACTAAAGATTAGGGGATCTAATCTTTGTTCTGAAATTTCACTAGCAACTGATAAGACTCGTACTGCTGTTTGTTGTTTAAGTTCTGTTAATCTAGAATATTGGGATGATTGGAAAGAAAATGAAAAGTTCTTGCCAGATGTTCTAGAAATGTTAGATAATGTACTCGAATACTTTATTAATAACGCTCCAGATGAAATTGCTCGTGCTAAATTTTCTGCAATGCGTGAACGTTCTGTGGGGATTGGCGCTCTTGGTTTCCATGCACTACTACAAAAGAAAGGTATTGCATTTGAGGGCATTGGTGCTAAGTCGTTAAATAATCGTATCTTTAAACACATTAGAACATCTCTTGATGAAGCAAATCGCGAACTAGCATTTAAGCGAGGCGCCTGTCCTGATGCTGAGCGTGTTGGTGTAATGAAACGCTGTACTCATGTTATGGCTGTGGCTCCTAATGCTAGTTCATCTATCATTATGGGTAACACAAGCCCTAGCATTGAACCCTATGCTGCTAATGCTTATAGACAAGATACATCAAGTGGTGCGTATCTAACTCGTAATCGTTTTCTAGATGCTGTTATTAAAGTAGAGGCAACTAAACACGATGAAGGCTGGTATGACGAAGTATGGGCTGACGTTGTTGCTAACGATGGCTCTGTACAACAACTAACATGGATGGATGAAGAAACTAAGATGGTGTTTAAAACAGCATCTGAAATTGATCAAAGATGGATTGTTGAACACGCAGCAGACCGTCAACAATATATTGATCAAGCACAGAGTGTGAATTTGTTCTTTAGACCAGACGTAAATATCAAGTTCCTCCATGCTGTACATTTCATGGCTTGGAAAAACGGTCTAAAGTCGTTATACTATTGTAGGAGTTCAAAACTAAGGAAGGCAGATCGCGTTGGTCAAAGGATTCAACGTATGCGTATTGAAGAAGAAATTGATATGCAATCTGTTATTGAAGGAAACGGATGTTTAGCTTGCGAAGGATAAGATATGAAAGTTCTAAGATTTACTGCTGAATGGTGTCAGCCTTGTAAGACATTAAGCGTTGTATTAGAAGATTTAAGTAAAGAAGGTATTTTTGTAGAAAAAAATTTAGAAGTATACGATATTGAAGCAGACGAAGAAATTACACAAAAGTATCGTATTAGAAGTGTGCCAACTCTTATTCTTGTAGAAGATGATGGCAAAGAGATTGATAGAATGGTTGGTCTAAAGTCAATAGAAGAGATTAGGGAATTTCTAGAATGATTAAACGCAAATATGCACTAACAGAAGAGCGTAGTTTCTACAAACCGTTCTCATACCCATGGGCATTTGATGCGTTTATGAACTCAGAACAGATGCATTGGCTTTGGACTGAAGTTCCTATGATTGAAGATGTTGCTGATTGGAAAAACAAACTTACGAAAGAAGAGAAAACATTCCTTACTCATATCTTTCGTTTCTTCACACAGGGGGATATTGATGTATCGGGCGCTTATGTGAAGAACTATCTTCCTGTCTTTCCCCAGCCCGAGATTAGAATGATGTTGAGCAGTTTTGCTGCTCGTGAAGCAATTCACGTTGCTGCTTATTCGCATCTAATTGAAACACTTGGTATGCCAGAAACTACCTACAATGAGTTTCTACAGTATGCTGAGATGAAGGAGAAACACGATTACATTGGAGAGTTTGTAACTAAAGGCAACACGATCTCATTCACGCAGGCAATGACGCTAGATGCAAGCGGGAATTTGGGGATTGGTACAGCTTCACCAAATAAGAATGACATTGCTGAACAAATTGCAGTATTCTCTGCC